GTTTTGTTAGATATAAAGATTATAATTTATGTCATATAGCTTTACCAATGATTGATCCAGATCCTGTAATAGCTACTCAACCAATACAATTCAAAAAAGAACCACCTTCAATGTTTGTTGGTGAAATATTTAATTATAAAGACTTTGGTGATTATGAATCAGATGCTTTTATGATTCATAAAAGATATAGAGAAGAAAAATCGCACGAGTTCTTTCACAAGTTCGATGGGTTCTGGAGTTTTATTACATTCTTTAACGATGAACCTATTATATACACAGACTTCTTAGGTATAAAACCTGTTTATTATAGATTAGATGAATTTGCAGCAGCAAGTGAAATGGATGTATTAAAAGAATTTGGACCAGTTACTGGCAATCCTTTATTTCTTTCTAACGTTGCAAAATGGGGTTACGATCCAAATGGTGAAACTCCATATAACGAAATTAAACAATTAAAACCTGGACACTTCTTATATAAGGGTAGGGAATATCCATATTGGGATTGGAACTTAGTTCCAACTACAAACTTATACGATGATTTAAGTTTAGCTGTTAAATTAAGATGTGGTGGATTTAGAGACGTTTCTTTATTATTATCTGGTGGATTAGATTCGACTATTATACATGGATTAATTAAAGAACAAGGACTAGACGTTACGTCTATACACGTAGAAAATAAAGAACGTAGTTATGCTAAGCTTGTAGATAAAAATGCGTTAGACGTAAGCCTCGAAGACGTAACAGATGAATATGCAATTAAAGTACATCAATCACCAGTCGATCTCGGATCAGTTAAACCACAAATAGCTATGGCAGAAAAGCTAAAAGAATTAGGTTATCATAATGTTTTAACTGGTGATGGCGCAGATGAATTATTTGGTGGTTATCGTAGAGCTAAAGAATATGATAGCCAACATTCAGATGTCTTTTGTGAATTACCGTTTTATCATTTACCAAAGTTAGATAGAACAATGATGAGATCAACCGTAGAACTACGTGCACCATTTTTAGCTCCAGCAGTTATTGTCCATGGATTAAGAACTCCATACGAACAACGTAATGGAGAAAAGAAAGTATTAAAAGAAGTGTTTGGTAGATTAGTACCTAAAAAAATATTAAACAGAGATAAACATCCTTTAAAAACAGATGCTATAAGAAAAGACCCGATAGCACAAAGAAGAGCAAATGAAGAAATATGGATAAATGGGACAACAGGTATTTAAGATTAGCTAAAGAAGTTTCTACTTGGTCAAAAGACCCAAGTACGAAAGTAGGTGCAGTTGCAGTTCTAAATGGTTCTGTACTAGCACAAGGATATAATGGTTTCCCTAGATATATTCTGGATGACCCAGAACAATATGAAGATAGAGAAACTAAATATCAGTATATAGTTCATGCAGAAATGAACTGCATATACAATGCAGCAATGAATGGTGTATCACTATATGGAAGTACATTGTACATATATCCATTACCAGCATGCCATGAATGTGCAAAAGGAATTATTCAATGTGGGGTAGAACGTGTAGTTTCACCAGCATTTGAAAATGAATTTACCCAGAGAAGATGGGAAAAATCCTGCTCAACAACTTTTGATATGTTTGAACAAGCAGGAATACAATATGACTTAATTAAGGGGTTTACAAATTAGTAAAACTATGGTATAATATACCCCACTATGGAGAAAATATGTTAGGAATATGTCAAGAGTTTCCGTCCTTCGAGTTAAAAGCCGTAGATGGAAATAATAATTTTATAGACGTAACCAACCAAGATCTAGATGGAAAATGGTCGGTCGTTTATTTTTACCCGAAAGACTTTACATTTATTTGTCCAACAGAAATAGCAGCAATGGATAAGCTACTCGAAGAAGCAGCTGTTCTAGGTATTTCTGGTGATAACGAATTTTGTAAATTAAATTGGAAACAATCAAACGATTTGATTGCAAATATTAATCACCCATTAGCTGGTGATTGTGGTTGTGAATTAGCAGCAGAATGCGGCGTTTATAACGAAACAGAAGGAGTTGCTTTTCGAGCAACATTTATTTTAAACCCGGAAGGTATAATTCAAAGTGTATCATGCAATGAATTAGATACTGGTAGAAATGCAGATGAAATATTAAGAACAGTTCAAGCATTAAAGTCTGGTGGATTAACAGGTTGTTCATGGAACCCTGGGGAGGAGTTCGTTGCCTAGTATAGATTTAAGACCAAGAAAACCACATCCTAAAGCTAGAAGAAAGTTTAAAGGACCACCAAAGCCAATGCCGTTTGATGTTGCATTACGTAAGTTTAGAAAAGCTTGTGATAGAGCTGGTATAGTACAAGAAGTTCGTAAAAGAGAATATTATGAAAAACCTTCTGCTAAAAGACAGCGCAAAAAGAAAGAAGCAATAGCTAGATGGCGCAAAAAAGAAAATTCAATGAAATTAAAACCAGAACAATGGAGAAGATAATATGGGAGTAATGGATAAACTAAAAAAGAATTCTAAAATAAAAGGTACAGATGTTTTAGAAGATTCTATATTCTTTGGAGAAAAAGATATAGTTAGTACATCTGTTCCAATGGTGAATGTTGCTTTATCTGGCGATGTAGAAGGCGGATTAACATCTGGTCTTACTGTATTAGCTGGACCAAGTAAACACTTTAAAACATCTTTTGCTTTATTAATGGGTGCAGCTTATATGGAAGAACATAAAGATGCAGTTATGCTATTCTACGATTCAGAATTTGGTTCACCACAAAACTATTTCGAATCATTTGGAATAGATACTAGCAGAGTATTACACACACCTATTACAGATGTAGAACAACTTAAATTTGATTTAGTTAATCAGTTAGATGAAATAGAACGTGGCGATAAAGTTGTTATTGTTATAGATTCAATTGGTAATTTAGCATCGAAAAAAGAATTAGAAGATGCTTTAAACGAAAAATCTGTTGCTGATATGTCAAGAGCAAAAGCACTAAAAGGTTTATTTAGAATGGTCACGCCATATCTAACTATGAAAAACATTCCACTCTTAGCAGTTAATCATACTTATCAAGAAATGGGATTATTTCCAAAAGCAATCGTATCTGGTGGAACAGGTATTTACTATTCAGCAGATAACATTTGGATTATAGGAAGACAACAGGTAAAAGCAGGTACTGAAGTATCAGGTTATAACTTTGTTATCAATGTAGAAAAATCTAGATTCGTAAAAGAAAAATCTAAAGTACCAATCAGTGTTTCTTGGGAAGGTGGAATAGAACCTTATTCTGGATTACTTGATGTTGGTCTTGCTGGCGGATATGTTGTTAAACCAAATGTTGGTTGGTATGCTAGAGTCGATAAAGAAACTGGGGAAATGATCGAACCAAAAGTTAGACAAAAAGATACCTTAACAGAAGACTTCTGGAAACCTATATTAGAAGAAACAGATTTTAAAGAATTTATTCAAGGACATTACCAAATTGGACATAAACCATTATTAGATGTAAATTTAGATTTACAAATGGAAGAAAATGATGTATAATATATCCATTGATGATTATTCTATAGTCGAATCTAACAAGAGTGAATTCTATGGAGTAAAATTAAATGGCGGTAAATATAATAATGTTATAGTCATATATGGTCAAGTTGGTATTAGAGAAGAACCAGAATTTGACCAAGCAAGATTATCATTTAATTATACACTGCAAGATCCGGGTGAACATGATGCATCTGATCTAGATAAAGATGAGTATTTTAAAAATTATTTAGGTGCAATATTACAACATATAATTAATGATACTTTAGAATATAATGAAAAGAACAACGTAGCGAGCATAGGAATTGGAAATAACGAATCAAATACAGACACACAGCCTGAACCATCTTCTTCATAATGAAGAATATTGCAGAAGGGTAATACCATATCTTAAGAAAGAATATTTCGAAGGACCACATAAAACGGTCTTCGATCTTATTGTATCTTTTGTACACAAACATAATAAGTTACCAACAGGTAAAGTATTAGAATTAGAATTACAAAAACTAAATGCACACGAAGAAATAATTAATTCTGCTGGACAACTAATCCAAGAATTAAAAACAAAGTCTGATTTAGATACAGAATATCTAATTAATGAAACAGAAAAATGGTGCAAAGAAAGATCTGTCTATCTAGCAATTATGGAATCTATTAATATTATAGATGGTAAAGATAAAGAAAAAACAGAAGGTGCAATACCAGAAATATTATCTAATGCATTAGGTACTTCTTTCGACCAAAATATTGGTCACGATTATGTTGATAATTCAGAAGATAGATTTGAATTTTATAACAGCGAAGAATTTAGAATACCATGGGATTTAGATTACTTTAATAAAATAACAAAAGGTGGTTTACCAAACAAAACTTTAAACATCGCTCTCGCGGGCACGGGCGTCGGTAAATCTTTATTCATGTGTCATGCTGCAGCAGCTAATTTACAAATACAAAAAAACGTTTTATACATTACATTAGAAATGGCAGAAGAACGTATTGCAGAAAGAATAGATGCTAATCTAATGGACTTACCAATACAACAATTAGAAAGTTTACCAAAGAATGTATTTAGTACAAAGATAGAAAAGATAGCACAATCATCTATTGGTAAATTAATTATAAAAGAATATCCAACAGGCGCTGCACACACTGGGCATTTTAGGTCT